CGATGGGCTGGTGCAGAGTTCTGGAATCAACAAAAACATGTTTTCGGCTTAGACCAACTAATTGAACAGTCAGATGTCATTACGATTGGCATTGATGGCGGTGGGTTAGATGATTTGCTTGGATCCGCGGTTTTAGGGCGTCTTAAAAAAGATCCTCGCATTTGGTGGCTTTGGAACCATGCATGGGCAAATAAGATTGCTTTAGAACGTCGTAAAGAGAATGTCCCTAAATATGAGGACTTCAAATCTGAGGGTTCTCTCACAGTAGTTGACCGCATCGGTGATGACATCGACCAACTAGCTGCAATTGCCAAGAAAGTCTATGACAGTGGCAAGCTCAATAAGATCGGACTAGATCCATTGGGCTTAGGTGGCCTTTTAGATGGCTTGCTTGAGGCAGGCATTCCAGAGGAAAGCATGTTTGCTGTGCCACAGGGATACAAGCTCATGTCTTACATCCTCACCACTGAGCGCAAGCTAGCAGAAGGAAATCTCTTCCATGCTGGACAACAGCTAATGACTTGGGCAGCAGGTAATGCCCGTGTCGTGATGGTTGGTAATGGTATGCGAATCACTAAACAGGAATCTGGTGTAGGGAAGATTGACCCATTAATTGCCACATTTAACGCAGTTGCTTTAATGAGCCTTAATCCAGTTGCCAAGAATTTAGACATTGATGATTATTTAGAGGACGTCGTGATAGCATGAGCGATTTACAAGACACGGGTTTTTGGACTCGTTTCTGGTCACGATTGACTGGAAGAACTCAATTAAAAAAAGGGGATACTTCATATCCTTTTGATAGTTATATTTCGTCAGGTGGTGCAGTTGTAACGCCTGAGACTGCTTTAAAACTGTCAGCGGTTTGGGCGTGTGTGAAATTACGTGCTGAAACTATCTCAACACTGCCTCTTCAACTTTATGATAGTGAAAAGCGTATAGCTGTTGACCATTATCTTTATCGTATTTTGCATGATTCGCCGAATGCTGACATGTGTGCTAGTGAGTTTTGGCAGGTACAAAGCGCTTGTTTAGACTTGTGGGGGAACTCATTCAACCTAATCACAAAGCGGTCAAATGGCGAAGTGATAGCCCTAGAGCCACTTTTTCCAAGTGAAATGATTGTAAAGCGCAATAAATCAGGTTCAATTGAGTTTCATTACACTGAGAACGGCAAGACCACAATTTATTCTGAAGACAAGATCCTCCACTTTAAAGGATTCACTTTAGATGGGCTTGTTGGATTATCTGCTATCCAATTCTTTGCACAAACCATTGGTATGCAATTTGATGCTAATAACCAAGCACAAGATTGGTTCAAAAATGGCTTAAAAGTTGGTGGATTCCTTGAAACAGGTGAGCAAACACTAACTAAAGAACAACGTCAAAGAATGCGAAACAACTTAGCTGAGTTTAGCCGCCCTGAAAATGCAGGAAAGTACATGGTACTTGAGGCTGGCATGAAGGTGTCAGGTGCAAGCAGTATCCGTATTAATCCTGTTGATGCTCAGTTATTGGAGTCACGATACTTTGGTATTGAAGAAATCTGCCGTGCTTTTGGGGTTCCACCTCAGTTAATTGGGCACACTAATAAGGCTAGTTCATGGGCGTCAAGTCTAGAACAAACCAATCAGGGCTTTTTGACTTATGCACTTAACCCTCAATTAGTGCGCTATGAGCAAACAATCGCTCGTAAGCTACTTTTGCCTCAAGACAAATACAAATACCGTCCTAAATTCTCGGTAGATGGTTTGCTGCGCTCTGACGTAGCTAAGCGTGGTGATTTCTACGTAAAAATGACGCAGAACGGTTTAATGACGAGAAATGAAGCGCGAGAGTTGGAGGATTTGCCAGCATCCACAGATCCAGCGGCCGATAAACTCACGGTACAAATGCAGATGGTGCCACTTGGAGAAAATCAGGGGAATCCTCAATGACTAGAAAAAGTTTTAATTTAGAGATCAAAGCCGTCCAAGAGGACGGTTTTTTTTCGGGCTATGGTGCCGTATTTGGAAATATTGATTGGTATAACGACGTAATTTTGCCGGGTGCATTTACAGCATCCATCGCCAAATGGCGCGCCAAAAATAAGATGCCGCCTGTTCTTTGGAACCATAACGATAGTGAACCTATTGGTGTCTACACAAACATCTATGAAGACGAAAAAGGCCTTTATGTTGAAGGCAAGTTACTTATAGATGACGTCCCAAGAGCCAAGTCTACTCATGCACTTTTAAAGGCTGGCGCTATAGACGGCCTAAGCATTGGCTACTCAACCAAAAAGGCTAATCAACAGACAAATGGCGTTCGCGAATTGGTTGAAGTTGACCTTAGCGAAATCTCGATTGTCACTCAGCCTGCAAATGAGCGCAGCCTTATCACGTCCGTGAAATCTAAATTAGATGATGGCGAACTGCCAACATTACCAGAATTTGAAAAATTCTTGAGAGAGTCAGGATTTTCAAAAAACCAAGCTACTGCAATCGCTAGCAAAGGCTTGCGTTCTCTTCTGAGCGAGTCAGAGGAAGAAATCAAAGAAGCGAAATCAATTTCTAATGCTTTAAATATTTTACAAGGAGTCAGCAATGTCTGAACAAAATCTAGAACAACTCGCTCAAGAGTTTAAGAAACACGTAGATACCGTTAAGGGTATTGCCGAAGAGTTTAAAGGCAAGCGTGAACATGGCGACAAAATTTCAGAAGATGCAAAAAACAAAGCAGATGAAGCCATTACCAAATGTAATGAGACTAAAGCTCGTTTAGATGAGCTAGAGCAAAAAATGGCGCGTCGACCAAATGACCAGCCTACTGAGCAAAAATCTTTAGGACGTCAATTTGTTGAATCTGAGCAATTTAAATCCCTCGTTGGATCAGCAGGTCAACGTGGTAAAGCTAACTTAGAAATTAAAGCCACCATTACCTCTGCAACCACGGATACGGCAGGGGCAGCAGGTGACTTGGTCCAAACTACACGAATTCCGGGCATTATTGCTCCACCTGACCGAAAGCTAACAATTCGCGACCTTCTAATGCAGGGCCGTATGGATGGAAATGCACTTGAATACGTGCGTGAGACTGGCTTCACAAATGGCGCTGGTATGGTAGCTGAAGGAACTAAAAAGCCTGAGTCTGACCTTAAGTTTGACCTTGTAAGTACAACTGCCAAAGTTATCGCGCATTACATGAAAGCTTCGCGACAGATCCTTGATGATGCTTCACAATTGCAGTCATACATTGATGGCCGTTTACGTTATGGTTTGGCTTTCAAGGAAGAGCAGCAGATCCTTAACGGTGATGGTACAGGTCAAAACCTTTTGGGGATTATTCCTCAAGCGACTGCCTATGTTCGCCCAACTGGTGTAACACCATCACAGGAAACGATCATTGATACTTTGCGCTACGCAATGCTTCAAGCGATTCTTGCTGAATATCCTGCAAGTGGTCATGTACTTAACCCGATTGACTGGGCAAGCATTGAAACACTGAAAGACACAACTGGCCAATACATTATTGGTAATCCACAAGGCACTTTAAACCCGACTTTATGGGGCCTTCCAGTTGTTGAAACGCAAGCGATCACAGCAGGTAAGTTCTTGACTGGTGCCTTCTCAATGGGTGCTCAGATCTTTGACCGTTGGTTATCTCGTGTTGAGGTGGCAACAGAGAACGAAGACGATTTCGTTAAGAACTTGGTGACAATTCTTGCTGAAGAACGTCTAGCTTTAGCGGTTTATCGTCCAGAAGCATTTGTTTACGGTAATTTGGCACCGGCCGTAACGCCTTAATTGAATAGGGGCGAAAGCCCCTTTCTTTTTGGAGATAGAAATGAAGTACGAAGTTAAACGTGAACATTTTGGCGATCAGTTTTATAAAACTGGTGACACTCGGGAAGCTGATCCAGCAACAGTAAAACATTTGGTAGACAAAGGCGTTCTGGCAGAACCACAAGAAGAAAAGAAGCCAGTTAAAAGCACAAAACAGGTGAAATCAGAATGATTACTTTAGATCAGGCAAAATTACACTGTCGCATTGACGAAGATGAAGAAGATTCGTTGATTTTAAAATGGATTGCAGATGCTGAAGAGGTAATTCAAAACGATTTAGATCGTAAAGTGATTGTGAGTGAGTCTGATCGAGTAGATGAAACCGATATTTTAGATAATGATTGGCTAGATTCAGCAAGATTAATTTACGTTCAATATCGATATAGCAGAAGCACAGAAGGCAAGCCTAGAGCTTACTGGGATTTATTACAAAAATTCAGAATTATGGGGGTTTAAATGTCAGATTTAGCACCCGAACTTAGAAATAGAGTAATTATTCAAGCATACACAGAGCCGGGCCGTGATGAAGATGGCTTCCCAATAGAAGGCGGTTGGTCTGAATATAAAAAGCTTTGGGCTAAGGTCACGCCACTTTCTGCTAAAGATTTAATTGCAGCACAAGCCGACCAATCCGAAGTAGTTGCACGAATGAAAATCCGTTATCGGGAAGACATCACGACAAAGATGCAAGTTCTTTGGAAAGGTCGAATTTTTTCAATTAAAAGCCAAGCTTTAGATGACAGTGAAGACTCATACACTTACTGTACTTTCTTGCTTGGCCAAGGGGTAGAAAGATCCAAGTGAGGTGCCTATGGCTGGTGTTGAGGTTAAGTTTGATGGTATTGAAGAGTTATCGAGAAGAATGAAGCTGATAGCTGATTCCAAAACAGCAAAGCGAATAGCGCGTAAAGCAGCTCGGCAGGCCATGAATATTGTCCGTGATGCAGCGAGAAATGCCGCAAAATCAATTGATGATCCTGAAACGCCAGAGAAGATTTTTAAGGAAATTGTAGTTCAGGGCGGAAAAACGCGTGATCGTAATTCAATTGTGATTCGGGTTGGTATTCGCGGTGGTGCAAAAATACCCTATACCAACAATGCACAAAACAGAAGATCGGGAAGGGTTGGAAAAACCTATCAAACAGATGGCAGAGTGTTTTATTGGCGATTCCTTGAGTTTGGCACCAGTCGACAACCAGCAACCCCATTTATGCGACCAGCACTAGCAAACAATGTTCAAAAGGTCACAGATACTTTCAGTCAGTCTTTCAGTGCCGAACTAGACAAGGAAATAGCAAAACTATGAGCTTTCTTCCAATTTATCGAACTCTCAATGCAGATGCTGCGGTTAAGGCTATTTTGGGCAATGATTTGCGTGTTTATGAGGATTTAGCGCCTTTAGATACGCCTACTCCTTATGCAGTTTGGCAAGAGGTAGGTGGAAGTGCTGAAAATAGCCTTGATTGCCCCGCTAAGACTGATCATGTCATGTATCAGGTGATTGTGTACGACACTAACCAAAAGCGTGCCTATGAGGCGCGTGAAGCAATTAGAAAGGCTTTGGAAACACAAAGCTATATCTTAAATCCGCGAATAAGCAACTACGAAACAGACACAAAGCTTTTTGCTCGTGGATTTGACGCAAATTGGTTTTTAGACCGCTAAATCACAAAAAAACCTGATCTACTTTTAACCGAACCTGTCTTTAGTGGCAGGTTTTTTTATGCCTGAAATTCAGGCAACCACTGGCTAGGCTGATCCCCGAAAAGAAGATGGTCGTTTCGACTACTCATTGCATCTTCCTGCCAGTGTTCTTTTATTCAATGAGTGGTCGGAGCATGACAATGAATGCAATTGTGAAAATTGAAAATCAAACTCCATTTATCGAAGTTGAATTAAATGGAAAAGTCCAACTCGGCGTGAATGCGCGTGACCTACATAAAATGTTAGAGGTTAAGACGGACTTTTCGGATTGGATTAAGCGACGCATTAAACAATGTGGCTTTGAAGAGAATTTTGATTTTATTAAGCTCCTCAAAAAAGAGGAGCTTTCAAAAACAGGACAAAACCTAATTGAGTACATCATCTCGGTGGATATGACCAAACACCTTGGGATGATGGAGCGCAATAAAAAAGGTCATGAGATCCGCAAATACTACATCGAGCAAGAGGAATTGGCTCGTCAACTCAAAGATGGGCTACAGGTACGCATTGGCAAGCTTTCAGCACAACTTGAGCTGATTACCCAATCTCTGTCAGGCGCAGCAAGCTTTCTATCAATCCATGGTAAGCAAACAAAGCCAGCTATGCTTAAAGAATTGGATGATCTGATTAAGGAAGCGCAACCATCCTTAGATTTTGATGAGGATAAAGATAATGACAAATAATGTTCCTGCTTACATTGTGGTGGAGTGCAGACCAAGCACAGAAGAAGATGGTTATGCCGATATTGTTATTCATAACGACACCTACATTTTTGAAAGTGTAGAGCCGACAGAAAACCTGCGCGCAGCAATGCTAATAGCTATTGATATTGAGCGAACCAAGCCAAACCATCGACACATTACACTGCATGCCGAAAGCATCCTGAAACTATGCAAAGGCATACAGGGTGAAACCATAGATTCCAACAAACATTAAACCCCGCCAAGTGCGGGGTTAATTATTTCCAAACCAATGCCGCCGAAAGGCGGTTTTTTATGCCTAAAATTTGAGGAGTAGCTACTCATGGCAGTTTTACGTACACAAGGTACTAACGTTTTTATCTCTGATGGCACGGCCATTACTAAAGCAATCTGTATTACTGCAATCGATTTAGGCAGTGATAGTACTTCTAAGCTTGAAAATACATGTTTAGAAGAAACAAGTTCAAAGTCTTACTTAACAGGTTTGAATGATCCAGGTGACGGTTCAATTACTTTTAACCTAGATCCAGAAAACGACACACATGTTCAACTTCTTAAATGGGCAGATGCGCACAAAGAATTAACTTTCTACATTGGTGCAAGTGACGGCACAGCAGAGCCGACAATCGCGACAGGCACAGTGACAGTTCCAACGACTCGTACATTCTGGACTTATAAAGCTTCACTAGCTCCTTCAACTCCAACATTTGAAGCTGACTCACTCGTAAGCTACCAAGTCACGATGCAGCGTAGCACTGGTGTTCAGATTATTCCTAAAGCTTAATCAAGTGCCCCGAAAGGGGCTTATTTTATGGTGAAAAGAAAAATGGCTAAGAAAAATACAGCATTAAGTTTAAAAGATATTGCACAAGGTGCATTGATCGGTGAAATCCGTGAAGCAGTAGTAGAGTTTCTGCACAATGGCAAAACAGAAACAGTGGATGTCCGACTTAAACAGCTACCATTTGCAGTGACTGAGCCACTGTATACACGCCTGCAAAAAGGTGAAAACGTATTTGCTGAATGGGTTTCATTATGTCTTGTTGACGAAAATGGCGATACTTACTTGACTAAAAAGCAGGTTGAAGAGAACTTTACTCAGCCTCTAGCAAATGCTTTGTTCCCAGTGATTATTGGTCTTGATGAGATTAAGAAAAATAGCGAGGGAAAGTAGAAATAACCCCCGATCTAGAATTGTTGATGGAATTGGCAATGAATGGAATTGGGGGGAACTCAATCGAATCTGTAAAAATGAACCTTACTCTTTCTGAAATACGTCTTTGGGCTGAATATGTTAGGATGCGTGGAAGTTTAAATACTGGGCGCAGGGTAGAGCAGGTTATAGGCTCATTTATGGCCCTTTATAGGAATACGAACAGAGGCAAAGGCAGCAAAGCAGCAGATCCTAGAGATTTTATGCCTCATGAAAGCAAACCTGAGCCACAGGATCTAGAAAGTTTCTTGAAGGCAAGTACAAAGGTAGGTAAGGTGTAAATCTTAAGATAAGAAACTTAAATGACTTATTGCGAGATTTACATGAAGAAACTGTTTTTAATTCTGCCATTTTTAGCTATAGGTGGCTGTGTAACACCTGCGACTCAATTGTTGAATAATAACTTTAGTGAAGTTCAGCCGAAAGCTCCAAGTGCCACTGGTATTTGGACAGTTTCAATTGGCCCGGGTATTTCTACCATTAAACTAGATGGCGATGGAACTGGTGTGCTATGTGAAGACACAAGCGGTCATGTTGTTCTAAATAAGATCAAATATTCTGACAATATGATCTACGTACAGAATGGTATGACATTAAAAGTTGCCGCTTTGAGTAAGGACCGCCTTGAAGCAAAAACTACACTAAGTGCTTTTAATCAGAATATGATTTATAAGGCAGATAATGATTTAAAAAGCGCTTCATCTAAATGCGCTAAAGAACTATAAGTTTTCAACTACCCGAACCCGACCAAGTGTCGGGTTTTTTATTGTCCGGAGAAAAGTAATGGCAACAAGTTCACTTGGAAGATTAACCCTAGACCTTTTAGTGAAATTGGGGTCATTTGAAAGTGGTATGAGTCAGGCAGAGCGAAAAGCCAAAGATACTGCTAAAAACATGTCCAATGCATTTAAGGGTTTTAGTGATCAGTTAAATCAAAGCATTGGTGGCACTCAACTTGGTTCATTCATTGAAAACTTTTCCACTAAGTTAGGTGCAATGCGTGGTGGAATCCTTATGGCTACAGCAGCTTTATCTGGTATGGCTGTTGGTGGCGCAGCAGTTGCTGCAGGTGGTCTTGCTGTTCTATCCATTCAAGTAGCCAAAAATAATGTTGAGTTAGCTAGATTTGCAGCTTTGGCCAATACATCAGTTGAGACATTCCAAGGCTTAGCCGGTGCTGCTGCTACTTATGGAATTACTCAAGAGCAACTATCAGACCAGTTAAAAGACTTTAACGAGAAGATTGGTGAGTTTGCATCAGTTGGCGGTGGTGAAGGTAAAGACTTCTTTGAGCAAATCGCAGTTAAAACTGAGAAGGGAGCAGAAGGAGCAAAAAAACTAGCTGAAGAAATGTCTAAAATGGACGGTGTTTCAGCACTCCAACTCTATGTTGATAAGCTTCAAGAAGCTGGTTTAAATCAACAACAAATGTCTTTCTACCTTGAAAACATGGGTAATGATTTTACTAAATTGGCTCCTTTGCTCATTAATGGTGGTGCGCTTTGGAAAGACTACCAAAAGGCTATGGAAGAGGCAGGGATTATCACCGGCCAAGAGGCTATTGAAAAATCTATTGCTTTGGCATCTCAAACTGAATCATTGCAAATGCAATTCTCAGCTTTAAAGAATAACCTTGCTCAAGCTGTAATGCCTGCTTTAAGTTCACTTATTGGTTACTTTCTTGAAGGCTCTGGAAAGGGTGGCCAATTCTCGGGGATTGTTGAAGCTGTTGGTATAGCGGCAAAAGGTGCTTCTGTATTTATTATTGCTCTTTCAGCAGGTGTTAAATCCTTAGTCCAAATTATTGGCGGGGCGTTAAGTGTTTTAAATAACTTTGGAAGAACTGCAATTAACTTTGTGACAGCTTCAACTTTTAGAGAGAAGGGGCAGGCACTTGTAGATGGATTTAACAATAATGGAAAAATCCTTGTTGATACTACCAAGAGTGTAGTTGAGAACAGTAAACAGGCTTTTGGTTCAATTTCAAATATTGTCACTAATCAAGCAGGCAATTACGACAAATTGACTCAATCAATTATTAATAACCGAAAAGCCCAATTAGAGTGGACTAAGGGTGTGAAGGGTGGTGTTACTGCCGGTATCGCCCAAAACAAAGCACTAAACCCTACTGCCAAAAAAGAAACAGCCAAAAAGACAAAAGATGATAAGTCTGCTTTGGAAAAAGCCAAGCGTGAGCAAGAGCGTATAGAGAACGCTCAGCAATCTATCATCATGCAATATGCCGACAAAGAGCTTCAAATTAAATTGAAGTATGAGGAAGATAAGAAAAAGATTGCAGAGGCCTTTGCTAAAGACCCAGTTAAACGTGATCTTTATTTATCAAAGGCAGAAGAGACGTATAAGCGTGATGTTGCTGCATTCAAGCAAGCACAGCGTGAAAAATATGAATCTTATAAAAATGATCTTTTAGCCCAGATGGCAGATGCAGAAGATGCTATTGCGCTCTCCTCAATTTCTCGCAGATTTGGACAAGGTCACGAATATAATATTGCCAGCATGAATGTAGCATCACGTAAGGCCAAAGATGCTGAACTTGATGCATATGCAAACAACGTAAACCAAATTAACCGTGATTATGATGATCCGGCTGAGGCTCAAAAGCGATATGAATTGCTAGAGCAGGCGAAAGCTACGCATATCGCAAAAATGAAGGCTCTAGATGTTGATTATCACGACAATGCTCGCAAGTTAATTGATGATCAACATAACGCCACCTTAAGCATGTATGGAGCATTACTCTCCCAAAGTTCTTCAGTTTGGGGGGATATGACCCAGATGATTAAAGACAGAGCTGGGGAGCAATCTGCTACGTATAAAGCTATGTTCTTGATGCAACAAGCAATGGCAATTGCTTCGGCTTTGGTTTCTACACATTTGGCTGCCGCACAAGTCATGGCTGATCCTTCTGCATTAACACTTGCTCAAAAAACAAGTTATGCAGCAATGATTACAGGTTTGGGCTATGCGAATGTTGGCCTAATTGCAGCACAGACCATCGCTGGTTTCTCATCTGGCGGCTACACAGGCAACATGGGCCGAGGTGATGTAGCTGGTGTGGTTCATGGTCAGGAATATGTATTGAATGCCGCAGCTACTAAGCGAGTCGGTGTTGATACATTGAACGCCATCAACTCTGGTGGGAGTTTGGAGAGAACAGTTTCATCTTCTGGACAGCCTGTCACTATTCAAGTCTATGTAACTGATTCAGGTGTAAATACCAATGGTGCTAATACTCAGGACCAGAAGCAGCTTGGGCAAATGATCGGCAATGCAGTTAGATCAATCATCCGGCAAGAGCAGCGACAAGGCGGTTTATTATCAAAGTAACCCACTCTCTTGAGTGGGTTCATTGTATTTGGAGGTTATTGTGCAAGATGAAGAAATTCAGAATGGAGCCATTCAATCAAAAGAGTGTATGCTTGATCGTAGTTTTCAGGAGCTTGAGCATTTAGGAACACAGAATACACACGACTTGGAGTATTGTCGTAAATTGATGCATGGAATGCCTCCCATATCAGATGATGTCTTAAAGCTTCTGAAAACTCACTAGAATATTTGGTGGCTAGATAATTTAAGAATTGTTCGTCTAGAGTATCCACATCTACACTTGACACATTAATATTCGGTCTAAAACAGAACTCGATATATGCCCACCAGCAGTTTTCTTTTTCTGGGTCTTTCTCGATTAAACATCCAAGTGTCATAAAAGCTGTGTTTTCTTTATTCAAGTGGTAAATAGCTGTCTTTAATCTTGGTGTAAATTGAAGCTCATGTATTTCATCAATGCGCTCAGGCTCCTTGGTTAAATCAATAGCTCCAATATTAGTGCGACCATCTTCTAAATCTGCTTTAAACGGCCAAATTTTATAGGTATCTTGCGTGGGCTTATTAATCGGCATGCTATAATTACTCAGTTAGTTAGATAGTTGTGGTGACTAAATACTAACACGCAACCCGTTCTTTTTAGGACGGGTTTTTATTTGGAGTCTAAAAATGAAATCTCTTAGAAAGCAAAAACGTCGATTTACTTTGAAAGAACACCAAAAATCAGAAATGACTTTAGCTGCGCAAATTGGTGAAGCTGTAAAGAAAATAATTCTGAAAGATAAACGACAAGGAGGCTTACTTTCTAAATGAGCAACCTTAAATTCACTTTCGAATGCGACTTAGACGGAAATAGTAATACTCAGCGCTTTAATACGTTATCAAGCAAATTTGGTGACGGTTATGAACAAAACATTGCTGTAGGTATCAATAACCGAGCTGGTGAATGGACTTATCAAAGAACGGCTTATAAAGCCGAAATTATGCAAATCAAAGCGTTCTTCGATCAGCACAAGGGAGCTGACTCGTTTCTTTGGGATTCACCTTTAGACGGTGAGGTCCGAGTAAAAACAGGTGAATATCAACCCCGCTGTTTGGGTGGTGATGTTTGGCAAATCTCAACGACTTTCACCCAAGTCTTTTACCCTTAATTTAAACCTCTTTAAAGCCCCTTTTTAGGGGCTTTTTTTTATGCGAGTAAGAAAATGACTAAGCAAGTTATTAATGTTGGTTCAGCTGCAAATGACGGATCAGGAACACCAGCCCGGACAGCCTTTCAGTATATAAACGCAAACTTTACTGAAGTTTATGACTTCCTAACTGGAACCACTAATGCAACTACACTCCCCGCAGCTCTACCAATTGCAAAGGGTGGTACAGGCGCAACTACGGCAGCGGGTGCACGAGCTAACCTAGGTGCAGCGGCAAGTGGTGTAAATAGTGATATTAGTGAGCTTAAGGGACTCACAACCCCTTTATCAATTTCTCAGGGAGGATTAGGAGCTAATAATGCACAGACAGCTAGAATGAATTTGGGATTAGGAACTGCTGCCATACTCACATCAACAACAAGTCAATATGATCCTACGCCGGGACGAGCACTAAGAGTCGGTGATTGGGGGATGGGGGCTGAAGGTTCTCGTGTATCTGATATGGTTGCTCCTCTTAATAATGGTTTTTTTCGAACAGATGACACTTTAACAAATGATACTGGTAATAGTATTGGTCCTTATGGTTTCTTTTTACACTGTACCCGACGCTCAATGGGTGTATATACAGATGGAAGCCATTCATTTCAGCTTGGGAAAGCAGCGTCATATTCTGTACTGAAATATCGATTTAATAATAGTGGTACTTGGTCTAATTGGTTTAATTTATTAACTGCACAAAATACTACAACTGATGGAAATGGTTTTATTAAAGCAGCATCACCTATTGTCAAGTTGTTTAATGATCATATTGAACTCAATGACGAAGCTGAAAGGCAACCAATCACTTTCGATAAGTTGGGTACTGGTGATTACTTAGTGAAAGGCTCATTAGGTTTTGCTCAGGAAGGTTGGTATATCGAAGTCCCTAAAGATGCCAACGGCAACACAATCGTCGCAGTAGTGTATGACACCCTAGAAAATGGTGACATCTCAATTAAAACTTACAAGCGTAAGTTTGATTTTGAACTTGCTGCTGTTGTGGCAGATCACGAGAACCCAATGGACATTCCAGAAGGCCGCTGGATTGATATTCGTCTGCATGAAGAGCTTGTTGTAGAGGAGACACTACCAGATGACACTGAATAGTGATTTCCAGAAACTTTATGTAGATGGGTTAATCACCCTATATGAATTAGATGCCAGCGCTTTAGGAGCTGGCATTTTGCGTTTCCATGGGCATATTTCTTATGAAGATTGGGAAAAGATTTATGTCTCAGCTGACTTAACAAGTTGGAAGGCTGATACAGCAACAATCAAGGCTGATAAAGTTTTTAATATCGGCGATCAGAAAGTATGGATGCGAAATATTATTTGGCAAGGTCAAGTATTTGAGCCAATGGCGCTTGAAGTCTCTGGGCTTGAAATGCGTTCGGATGGTAAAGCTTCTGCACCGACCTTATCAATGGCAAACAACATTAACGGCATTCAAAATGCTGTCTCAGCCTATTGTTTACAGTTTAAGGACTTCGCGGGAGCCAAGCTTAAAGTCATTACCACGCTTGCTAAATATCTGGATGCCGAAAACTTTACGGCAGGTAACCCAACTGCTTCAAATGAGTTTAAAGAGCAGCTTTGGTATATCGAGCAAAAAACATCTGAAAACGCCCAGCAAGTAACTTTTGAGCTTTCAAACCCAATTGATTTTGAAGGGTTGAAAATTCCTGTACGTCAAATTACTTCACTTTGTCATTGGTGCATGATGGGAAATTACCGTGGTGAGGAATGTGGATATACCGGAGCGTCAATGTTCACCGATAAAGATGAGCCTACCAATGATCCAGCTTTAGATCGATGTAGTGGGAGTTTGCGTTCATGCCG